CCGCGGAGGACTTCGAGGGCGACGGCGCGGGCGGTGCCGAGTCGGGTGTAGCGGGGTTCGAGGTCCGGCAGGTCCAGGGGGGTGCCGAGCTGTGATTCGAGCCAGGCTCGTACGGCGGCGTCCATGGGTCCTCCGGTTGGTGCGGGTGGGAAGGGGTGGGGCGGGATGCGGGCCCTCTGGCGCCCCACCAGGTGGTGGGCCCGCATCCTGTTGGCCGCCGGTGCCCTCATCGGCGGCCTCCGGCCCCGGGCCGGTTAGCTGGCCGCGGTCTTGCTTGCGGCCGTCTTACGGGCCGCGGTCTTCTTCGCGGCCGGCTTGGTGTCTTCGGCGGGCTCGTCCTGGGTGGACGTGCTCGTGTCGGACTGGTCAGCGTCGCCGGAAGGGGCCGAGTCGGCGCCACTGGCGTCGTCCTTGGCGGTGTCCTTCTTGGCGGCGGTCGGGAGCTTCCCGCCTTCCCAGGCGGCCGGGTTCTTCACCAGTGCCGCGAGGTGCGGTGCCGGTTCCTCCCCCGGTGCCAGCACCAGGCGCCGGCCGCTCTTCGGGTCGGTCACGTGGACTGCCCGGACCAGCTTGCCCATGGATCAGTCCTCCAGGACGGTCGCGGAGATGTGGATGTCCGGGACGTAGAGGACGGGCATGCCGACTGCTGCGCCGCGGGTGTAGACCTGGACCGGGTTGTCTTCGACCTTGGTGACGACGACGATGCCGGGGGCCTGCTCTGCGGTCAGTGCCGGGTTGGAGCCGGAGGACAGTTGGATGGCCTCTGCGGTCAGCCCGTACTGGGTCTCCGCCCACTGGGTGGGGGCGATGCCGGGGACCATGACCCACAGGTTGTCGGGGAGGACGCGGACGTAGTTGCCCTCGTCGTCGTAGACCTGGACGTCGTACTCGACGATGGGCGGCAGGTTGTAGCGGGCGCGGACGGCTTCGACCTGGTCCGGGGCGAGCATCGCCGTCGGGGTGGTGCCGCCGATCGGCGTGTTGTAGTACGACGCCCGGTACTCCTGGTTCGCCGCGAGGAAGCTGCGGGCCCGGCGGGAGGTGACGATGCGGGCCGGGACGGGGGCGCCGGTGTCGCGGAGGTGGTCGAGCCACATCAGCTCGTCGGTGAGCGGGGTGGCGTTGGCTTCCGACCACGGGATGGCCGCGGTGGGCCGGTTCGCGGCAGGGACGTTCCAGTCGACGTCGAGGCCGTTGCCGGGCAGGTCGACGACGCCGGTGGCGAGCATCTTCCCGACGGCGATCTCCTGAGCGGTCTTGATCGACTCGAAGTGCCGTTCGACGTCGTCGTAGAGCTTCTCGACGAACTCGGCGGTGTCCTGGCCGTGCGAGATGTTGAAGAGGATGGTCTCCATCTCGCTGATGGGCAGGGTCTGGCCGAGCGGGGGCAGCAGGCCCTCGTTGACGACCCTGGATGCGTGCCGGGTCGCGACGGCGGTCGGGGCGTCGTAGACGCGGAACTTGGCCGCGTTGACTCGCCGCTTGCTGCTGGACGTCCGGAACTTGATGTTGTTGATGTTGCGCTCGGGGACGATCTGCTGGGTCAGCAGGTAGTCCGCCGGGGTGGTGAGCTCACGCACGAAGGCGTTGATCTCGGCTGCGTCGAGCTCCCTCAGGAGCAGGTCGAGGTCCATGTCTGCTTCTCCTGGAGGGCTTAGCGCCAGTGGATGAACGCGGTGGTGGAGGCCACGTCATCGGCGTCGAGGGGGATGGGGAGCTTGGAGGCGTACACCTCGGCCTGCCAGAGCAGGACTCCGCCGCACTTGGTGGACCCGGGGTTGAACGGGGTCTCCTCGAGGAGGAACCCGGCGAGGACCTGGGTGCCGTCGGAGGCGCCTGCTGCGCCGCCCGCGGTGACGGTCGCGACGGTGACGGCCGGGGTGGTGCCACCGGTGAGCCCGGTCCCGGAGGCGGTCATCTGGGCGACGTCCTCGCTGAGGTATGCGCCGGCGAAGGTGACCTGCATGGCGGTGCCGGGGTGCGGGCCGCCGGTGACGGTGACGTCGCCGGGGGCGATGTTGGAGAGCGCTTCGAGGGCGCTCTTCACCTGGGCGGCGGTCGCGTTGTACGGGATTGCCGCGGTGGTCTGCCCGGAGAACGTCAGGGTGTACGTGCCTCCGGTCGGTCCGCCGGTGACGGTGACGGACTGGACTTCGGCGGTGGGGCCGGAGTACGGGCCGTACAGCCCCGACGCGTTGATCTTGCCGAGGGGGAGGCCGGCCTTCAGGATGTTGCGGCCCTGGAGGAGGGTTCCGGCGGTGTAGTGGACGCCCTGGGTGAACTTGGTCAGGTCCAGGGTGATGGTGTTGCCGTCGTTGACGCCGACGAGCGATGCGAGCCACGGGCGGCCCGAGTTCGCGGTCTCGTCCACGACGGTCATGGGCTGGAAGTCGTTCACGACCTCTGCTCCTTGCGTGAAAGGCGAAGTGCTTGCCTGCGGCACCACCGCGGGGTGGTGCGTCCACGAGGAGCGGGCGTGGTCCCTTGTTCCGGTCGCACGGTGGCGGCCGGGGGTCTTATGCGGCGGTGCGGTGTCCGCGGGACTGAGCGATGGCGCGGCCGCGGTCGCCGGGCTTGCCGGTCGGTGTCTGTCGTGCCGGTGGTCCTCCGGCGGGGGCTCCACCGGGTGCCGGGGGCATGGCGGGCTTGGTGTCCGGGGCGGCCGGCGGGGTGACGCCGAAGAGCTCGGGGCGGCGGGTCTTCAGCTTGGCTGCCGCCTCGGTGATCGCGGTGTCGTCGGCGTCGTCCGGGACGCGCAGGAGAGCGGCAGCGTCCTCGAGGTCGTCGCCGGTCGCACCAAGTCCGACGAGAACGGCCCGCCGGTTCGCTGCGCGTTCGCGGGCGTCGGCGGCCTTCTCGCGGGCGTCGGCACGGGCTTCCCGGTCGGCGATCTCGCGCTCCCGGCGCTCCTGCTCGGACAGGGCGTCGTCCTGGGCCTTGCGTGCGGCGGCGATGAACGTCTCCGCATCTTCGATGCTGCCGAACCCGTGCTTCTCCGCGAACTCCTTGGCGGCGGACCGCTTGCCCTGGGCCTTCTCCTTCGCGGCGAGCGCTTCGACTTCTGCCTGGGTGAAGGTGCGCTGCGCCGGGGGGCCGGGCTTCGGCGGGTCGGCCGGGTTGGGGGTACCGCCCTCGGGCGGGTCACCGCCGTCGTTGTAGAACACGGCGAGGGAAGCGGCACCGGTGTAGGGGTGTGCCCACGCCGACTGGATGGCGGGGATGGTGCGGTGCTGCGCGGGGCGACGCATGAGGGCAGGTCCTCCCAAGGAGTATTCAGGCCCCGCGCCTTGATCCAAGGAAAGCATGCCGGAGCTCATTCGTTGCCCCTGGTCCCCTGTGCGGGGTCCTCTTCGGGGTCGTCGGGCTGGCCTTGGGCGGGCGGGAGCTGCACGACGGGGGGTTCCGGGTCGGGGTTGATGTCCAGGCCGAGGAAGTCCCCGACAGCATCGGTGGAGCCGGTCGCGTCGGCCAAGGCGCGGGCTTGCTCGAACTGACGGGACTGGATCAGCTGGGCTTCCTTCTCCGCGTCCTCGATGGGCACCCCGGCTTCGACGAGCATCCGTAGCCCCGTCTCGAGGGACAGGATCCCCGCGGTCACGGCGGTACCGACCTGCTCGAGGACGGCGGCCTTGTCGGTCGGCGTGTACGGACCGAACACCATGCGCGCCGGCAGGGGGGCAACACCGGTCCAGTCGGGGTGCTGGCCGGCGATGTGGAGGCGCTGGGCGAACTTGAGGAGGAGGGCGTACTTGTGGTCGCGGGCCAGGCGCATTCCGCCGATGAGGGAGTCCAGCGGTCCGAGGGACAGTTGGAGGGCGTACCCGGAGGGCACCTTGGAGGGGTCCATGGTGCCCATGGCGACAGCAGGGAGGCGGGCGACGTTCGATGCCCGGTCCTTCAGGTCGTGGCGGTGGTCGCGAAGTTCGCGCAGGGCCGGTGACGTGTCGATCGCGGTGAGCTTGCCGTTCTCCCCTAGGCGCCAGAGCATGCCGGGTCCCACAGCTTGTTCCTGGTTTCGGGTGGTGTCCGCGCCGCTGATGGCGACCATGGGCAGGCCGGTGGTGGCGGACGCACGGGCGGCGTCGGTGTCAGACGCGGCGAGCTCGTCGAAGACCTGCAGGACCTTCGCGATCGACGGCTGCCCCCAGTGCTCCTCCGCGGGCGGGACTGTGTTCGGGACGTGGACGACGGGGATGAAGTCGATCAGCAGGTCCAGGTGGTCGAGGACCTCTCCGTCGGACCGGGTGGCGAACGTGGCCTTGTCCAGGGGCAGCGTGTCGACGTCCGCCGGGCCGGTGAGGTCCTCCAGGAGCCAGGTGGCGTCGGTGAGGTAGCAGGTGACGTAGGACGGTTCGTCGTTCCACGCGTACTGGCGGGAGATTCCCCCGTTCTCGTCCATGCGGTCGCCGGGCGTCAGAACGGGGGCGGCGGGTTCGTCGCCGCCTTCTGCCGAGGGCAGCGGGGTGGGCATGGCGCGGACGGCGCGCCGCCCGGACTCGTCCAGGCCGGCCACGGTGGCGGGGCGGATCCAGTCCAGCTCGTACGTGATGCGTCGCAGGCGCTTCTTCAGTCCGCGGGCGGTGTCCTCCTCGAGTTCCCAGGCGAAGTGGACCCGGTCGGGGTAGTCGCCGGCGTCCCCGTCCTCGGGCAGGACAGGGAAGTAGAACCCGGGGTCGGTGACGCGGACCGTGGCCCGGCGTTTCGCGGGGTCCCACGCCATGCGGTACACCCCGTCCCCGAGGGAGACGGCCTTGCGTTCGCACTGCTGCATCCGCATCGGGAGGAGTTCGGATTCCGCCCACTCCTGAAGGAGCGTCTGGACGCGTTCGGCGGCCGCCTTCCCGGTCTGGCCGTCGCTGGTGGCCTGGTCGGCTCCGGGGACGACGATGTGCTGCTCCCGGCCGAGGACGTGTGCGGTGAGCGTCTCGATGAACATCGACGGGTCGCCGAACTCGCGCTGCTCTCGCGCGGCGTCCCCGCCAAGAATCTGAGCGATCTCCCCGACCTGGTTGGAGTCGTACGCGGCGAGCATCTTGTACGCGGCGAGGCGGCGTTCGTCAGCGGGTGGGACCCAGGAGGCGTTGGCTTCGGGGAACGCCCGTCGGTGGGGCATACCGCGGACCGGGTCGGCGTAGACCGGCTTGTAGTTCAGATATGACCACGCGTCCACGATGACGGACTTCAGGCCCACGGGGCACACCTCCGCTACAGGCCCCGCGCCATGTGATCAGCGTACGGG